TGAAGGCAAGTGGTGCGACAAGATCGACATCTACACCTTCATTCGCTACTGTGGTCAGGATTCTGAAAAGTGGTTCAAGTCGCAGGATGAATTGGTGGATAATAGTAACAACATGGCCGCCAAAACCGTGCTGTGCCCCGACTGTAGATTTCCTAAAATCGTTTGCGCTTGCAACCGTTCTCCCGCAGAGAAACTGGCTTGCGCCATTCCAAAACCCTTGAAACCTCGCAATGAGGTCGAGATGGTCGGTGTTGGTATTGCCCGTATGCCCAGAAAGACCAGCGGTTACAAACCCGAGTCGCTTTTCAGCTCGGACACCAGTAACTTCACACATGAAGACCCCAGTATCGAACGACTCGTACGCATGGGCGTGCCAGCTAAGGACTTTTTCCCACGTTTCAACGATCCCACATGGTTGGAGCGTATTAACGACAGGTTCTATAGTGCATACAATCGTGTGGAAGAATGCATTGCCTACTATTATTACACTGTAGACGACGACTTTGACCGTGTTTACCAGAATCTAACGCATCGGACCCAGGAAGTGAAGAGACGCAGCGTCGAGGAAACTATGTTGTTATTGGACTGGTTTGAAACATCTCACAGTTGCAAGTGGACTACCTGGGTACCCTCCTGGGCATTCAACTTATGGTCTGTGCAGAGTTCCATCTTGTACTGTAAGCGGCACGAACTCCTATCTCGCATCCGGTACTCACTGCTGCAAGATGGCGTGTTTTTCCTCATGCTTTTTGCCTTGGCCCTGACATATTATTGGGCTATCGGTCTCCTTCTGTTGTTTCCCATCACTCGCGCCGCGGCCGTGGTCGAGGACCAGAAGAAAATTCTGTACCGCGACATCGAAGACGAGCGCGAAACCATGCCCCTGGTATTCAAACGTGTACGCGACGGTCACGTTGCTTACATTACCAAGGCCTGCGGGTTTCTGGGAGTTATATATGGTACTGTCCTTATGTACCGCAAATGGAACGGTATGTCGACGCAAGGCAACTTGACGCCCACCACCATGGAGGACATTGACGAACGCGATACGGAGGTTAATCCCTGGTCTGGTGTTGTTGTGACCCCCATGCCTAGTGGGGCGAAGTCCAAGACCGTCACTGTGGATGTCCTCGGAGCGCTAGTTCGGAAGAACCTGTGTCACATGGAATTGCGTGACGCGGATGACGAAGTTTGCCGCTGTGACGCCTTCTTTCCCAAATCGAATGTCGTCATCATACCGCAACACGTGTGGCATGGTGATACTGTGACAGCTACGTTCGTGCGGCATGACGTGGAAACCATAGGCGGCAATTTTCGCGCGATCCTTTCGCGCGCAACAACTGTCGATATTCCCAACACCGACTTTTGCATTTCGTACGTGCCTAATGGTGGCGATTGGAAAGATCTGACGAGTTATTTCGCCTTAGGGTCCATTCCCAAATCGCCAGCTCGCATTGTGTACAAGGACCAAGTCGGCAACATCCGCACTTGCGCCACCATGTTGGCCAACTCCACCAACAATACTGGCACCGTCGCATTCAAGGGATTTCGGTACAAATTGAAGTTCGACACTTTCGATGGCCTCTGTATGGCCCCCCTGATCACCGAAACCAAGGGACCAGTTATCGCTGGTTTCCATTTGGGTGGCAAGGCGGGCACACCCTGGGGGTGTGCCGGTTCTCTTGTCTATAATCAACTAGACACCGCCCTAACCGACTTGGCCAAGCTTGAGACCGTACTGCTTGGTTGTAGCGAGGGAACCCTACCCACCACCCTATACGATGTCCAGTACTTTCAGGGTACTGAGATACACAGGAATAGCCCCATCAACTACCTCGAACCGGGCGCTAATTGCCGCTACCACGGTCAGGTGCTAGGTAGGGCTTCCTACGTCAGCACCATCGAACCATCATGCATTTCCGACCTGGTTGAAAAACACACGGGTCAGGTGCAGAATTGGAGTGGACCCCCCTTCCATAA